GACCACGACGTGTGCGCTGTCGCTCGCCGGCCAATGTCGCCAACAGGGATATTGGAACGGACCAAGATGTGCTTGAGCGGGATCTTGTCCGACGTCATGTGGAAGTCGACGGCGTCCCAGATGCGATGAGCGCCGCTCAGACTGAGGACGTGTCTGTTGGCTTGGGCGTAGGTGTCGAATGTGCCAACGAGCTGGCCTCGTTGGTAGACTCTGTAGGTCATTGTGGTCTCCATTTCCGTAGAGGACTCAAGGAAACGCCTGCCAGTGGTGCTGGCAGGCGTTTCTTTCGGTTCTCGTGGGAGGATCAGAGGAGGCGGAACGCGACGACGTGCCGGCCGGCGTAGTTGTGGGCCCACCGGAACGTGTGGGCCGGGCCCTCGTACGTGCCACCGTTTTGATAGACGACACGTACGAGGTCGTTGCGGTTGAGCCACTCGGGAGCCAGGTAGCCGTCGTGGCTGTGCCAGCCCGGGGTGGTTGGATTGAGGTCGGCTATGAGGTCACGGAGGAGAGCCAGACTCATGGTTGGCTCTACGTACGATCTCGCGCAGCTCAAAGAAGATGTCGTTGTGGTGAGGGTCATCTGCATTGACATTCTCGATGAACCACCAGCACGCGTAGAGAGCACGCTTGGTGGGGTTGGTGGTGAAGGTGTGGGTGGAGTCCCGGTCGTTCATCGCCGACTGGAACTGGTGGGGGGGTGTTGGGTGTGGGCATGGTCAAGGTCAGGCGCCCTCGCTGACCAGCCCGGCCGCCACGAGGCCGGCGGCTGCGAGCGAGGTTGAGGCCTTGTTCATGACAGCCGCTGCGCGTGACCAATGGCCGGTGGTTCGGCTGTAGACTGGCGAGGCTTTGATCCAGCCCTTCGTCGCGCGCAGGTGGTAGTCGATGCAGCGCTCGACGAAGACGCCGGGCTCGTTGGGCACGGCGACGCGGTCGATGATGACGGTCTTTCCGAGGATGCGGCTCATTCGATGGGCTCCAGCTTGGATGTGAGGACGAGGTCGGGCAGACCGCTCATGTGGGTCACCGTGGCGTGGCCGTCCTTGACGAAGTCGACGGTCACAATGTCATCGAGACCAGTGATGCGCGCCTTCTTGCCGACGGTGAGCGTGCGGGGCTGGGGGATGTAGCCGAGGATGTTCTCGATCGGCGGCCACTGGAAGTTCGCAACCTTGAACGGCTGATAGGTGTCGCCGCTCCTGGCGACCACCTCGGTCTTGACCAACACCTGATCACCCACCTTGATTTTTACCTTGCTGTGGTCGAAGGGGAGCCACGCCGGGGTGGTGTCAGGCAATGGATACGCGCGGATCAGCGCGTCGCGCAGGGCGATAGCCTCGCTGGGTGCAAACGTGGTCATCCAAAGACTCTTGGCCTCGGCGCCAGGACACTGGGCGGGCTCACGAACGTAGAGGTTCATGTATCCGCTGGGGTCGTGGGTGGCGAGTTGGATCTCAGCCGTCGGGATGACGCCACGCACCACGTCGTTGGCGGGTAGAGTGAGGCGGACATTGAAGCTCATGGAAACGACTCCCATTCGGGGTGATGGCGCCCAAAGAGGATTGGGTGCCAGGGTGCGGGCAGAAGGACGTTGCGGGGCGCGTTGCGGAAGAACTGCGCCATGACGTCGTGGGTGAAGCCGGCGATCCCCGTCCCGAGAGCGGTCACGAGGAACCGATCGTCGTAGTGACGCTTGGCGTAGAGCCGGAAGCGATAGACGTAGCCGTGGATTCTCCAGCGGGGCAGCTGGAGTGGCTCGACGGGCTCATTGGGGCCGAGCGCGCGGGTCAGCGTCGGGATCGCGAACGATGAGCCCTGAATGCCAAAGTGCTTGCCCATGATGGCGCCATGGTTGGCGACGGCGAAGGCGGCTGCGCCGCCCTCGTGGTCGCCTTGCATGTTGGAGCCGAAGACGAAGATGTCGGTCATTGGTTGGACCTCTTCTTCCTAACCCTGGTGCTGAGAGCAGCGATCCAACGCCTCATCGAGGCGTCGAATGTCTGCTGCAGCTCGTGGATGAACGACGAGCACACGTTGGCTCGTGTGAGGTCGTTGAGGCCGGCGAACTCCGGCTCGAATTGGGGGGTGCCGTCGGCGTAGAGAGTCGCGAGGACGGGCGCTGCGGGCGCCTTGGGTTTGGGCTTGGGTTTGGAGGTCATGGGAATACCCCCTTGATGGCGTTGCTGACCTGGGTGAGGCGCTCCTGCCACCCCGCCCAATTGGCCGCGCACATCTCGCACGGCTCGCCAGGGCGGCGGTTGTCGTCGTGGCAGTCTGTGCCGTCGGAGAACTCTTCGGGGAAGAGCGCCTTCGCGACACGCTCGACACGCTGCTGGAAGTCGGAGCGTGGGGCGGCGAAGTAGGCCTCGGCGTCAGGTGTGAGGCGGCTCATTGGAAACGCCCATAGGTGCGTCCGTCGACGCCGACGCATGTGATGTTCCCGAAATCGATCGCCGCCACATCGTCAGGCACGGAACAGAACCGGGCGATGAAGTGGAGGTGGTCAGCGCGCTTGTAGCGCTTGGTGATGGCGCCAGTTCGCGACTTGATCTCGAACATGGGTCGGCCGCCGGACATGATGATGGTGCGGGGGCCGCGCAGACGTCGGAAGAAGTTAGAGATGGACACGAAGGACCTCTGCCATTTGCGCCTTGTCGACGAGGTCGGCGGGGCGAATGAATTGATCGAGCGCGAAGACGGGCTCGGAATGGATGGGGCGGCGGCGCACGAGGTCGAACCAGCGCGCGCGGACGCCGTGGAGATTGGTGTCGACGCTCAAGACAACACCGTAGGCGTCGTCGAGCGTGTCGATGACATGGTCACCGACCTGGAACTTAGCGCCCATGGTGGAACACCGTGTGCGCTGAGCTGTGGTGAGGGTGTGGGTGGTAACCGTGGCTGCCGCGCGCGAACGCCTGGCTGGCGCAGAGGAGCGCCACGATGATGAGGAGCGCGGTCAGCGCGATCTTGTTCGCCCAGATCGTGCAGTGACGGGTGTCACCCTTGTTGCGCCAGCCATGGTGATCGATCACGAACTTTCGAGTATTGATCTCGATGCCGATCGATCGCCCGGGTTTGCAAGCGACTGTGGTTGCCGCGTACACACTGGCTGCGGCTGCACCGAGGGCTAGGATTTGAGTGGGGCTCATCGCTGGAACGCCCAGCCAACGTTGAACAGCGCGAGGGCCACGTACATGCCAGCGAGGTAGTATTTGCTGACGTTGATTGATCGCCCAGGGCAGATCAGGGTGTGTAGAGCCGCAGCGACCGTGAGGCTGGCTCCAGCGGTGGCCAGAATTTGGATGGCAGTCATGATTGTGGGTTCTCCTTGAAGTACCGCGCCAGGTGCTCTGGCGTGACGGTGAACGTGATCCCTGCCCACCCGTTGATCTGCTCGACAGTGCAGGATCGATCGATTTCCAGCTCGCGTAGGAGCGGTTCGATCTGCTCGTACGGCGCGTCGGCGCCGAGGCGTGGCGCGAGGCGCTGGTCGATCTGTTCCTGCGTGAGATCGATGCCGGTGACGCGCTTGATCAGCTCAGGCGTGATCGCGTGCGTCGCAGATGCGGCTGAGCGCCGGGGGCGGCGCTGCAGCGCCTTTCCCTCAGCGTTGCACCGAGGGGTGAGGTGTTCGGGATTGCAGCAGAGCCGATTGTGACAGGTCGCCTTTAGCTGTGGGACCAGGTCGATCGGCATATTGTGATGCGCCGCATAGAACAGGCGCTGGGGCAGTATCGTCCGATTGCGTAACCAGAAGCTCGGTGGCGACGGGACGTAGTGAGTGCGAAGCGCTCCCCCGGGTCGCCCGGGGTAGGAGCAAACGGACCCTTTGCCCTTTGCCCCCGCTCCTCGCCATATGTGGCAATCGGACTCGATTTCGATGAATTGGCGGGCTCGGGCCAGGTCGTTGCTGGTGAAGCCAAGGTCGGTCATTGGTCGCGCCTTTTCTCTAGGAATAGTGGAGCAGGGAACGCTCTGGGCGCGGTCTAACGACGCCTCCAATCACATCTAATGTTCACAGGTGGAAATACCTATGTATAGGTAACTCATTTAGTAAAGACAAGAGGAGGTCTCCCTTTCCTCTTTTCCTCTGTGAACCTTAGAGGGTCTTAGAGGGAAAAAGAGAGGTCTTCTCTTTACTAAGAGAGGTACTTGTTATCTGAGAAAAGAAGGACACATTTCAGCGATTTGTTGAGAAGTGCCGTGTGATTTCAACAAATCACTGAAATGTTGATTTTGCCAGCTCATTGGACAGAGGAGACCTGCTCGACAATTGGGAGCACCTGGCGATATGGGCGCCTCCGCTGTTCTCTAGGAACAGTCACGATACGGCTCAGGAAAGCTAGAACCTCTCGCTCACGTTCCTCTTTGGCAGCTTGGTGCTGCTCTTCGGCTGCCGACTGGTAGTATGGATGTTTCATTGAGGATCTCCCTCAGGAACGAAGTGTAGCCACTACGTTGCGTCTCCAGCATCTGGTCGACGACAGTGGCATCCACGATGACGATTCTCTTCGTGTGAAGAGATCGTGCAGTGAAGCGACAACGCCGCCGGCTGAACGCCAAGACGAACTCGTCGCTCTTGAAGAGAATGGTCATGCCGGCAACACTAACCATACAACGTAGAAGCCAGCGATGAGCGAAGCTAACGCTACTAGGTCTTTCATTGTGGTCTCCAAAACGAAAAACGCCCCCTGCAGCAGAACTGCAGAGGGCGTCTTGTTCTCGACGTGGGGTTCGGCGGATTAGGCCGGGGTTACATAATCGCCTCCTCTTTCATTCCTCACTCCAAACCCGCCATCGTTTCTGTTTCACGATGGTCCGCTTCGGTTTGAAGCTCTGATCAGCAAGCGGCAATGCCGAAGCGTGATAGACAACGTCGCCTCTCCGAACGTTTCCCTTAGGGACTTCGGGCAGAGAAGTGACGAATTTGAACCCCCGGTTCCCGTTCTCAGTGAACCGAGCATTGGCCTGGACCTGTTGCCTCAACTTGGCGAGATAAGCAGGTGCCGGCACTTGGTTCATACAGTTCAAGATTTCTTGGACTGAGGCCGCTCTCGCGCGCGCGACTTCCCCAGAAAAAGGTTCTGGGTTGTTCTGCTCAACCTCCGGTAGTGCGCCCCACGGACGCACGTTCAAGATGCGACCAGCCATAGCAAGTCCTATCTGGGTAATAATCAATCAACCCATGAGGTCAACTCTATACGCGATCGCGTATATCCAACTGATATACGCGATCGCGTATGAAGTAGAGTTGCGGCTCATATTGCGGAGCCGCCACGCAGACCAGTTTCACGTCGTGGAAAGGACGCGCTGTCAGCGAACAATTGGTCTCAACCCCGGCACGCCCGCAGTGCGGACCGCCCAGGCTTCTCGACCTGCTCTTAATTTAGGCTTTAGGCTGCGGCATGAGATATGGCCGCTATGGTGCAGTATCGGCTCGCGCGCACCGCGCTGCCGTTAAATCAACTTCATCAGGGCCTCCTCACTACGACCTCGCACAGGTCGGACCTCTCAGGCCGCGCGCGCCAGCGGCGCCACGCCCGCGCGCGCCTGCTGCGAGACGACGCGCTGGTCGATCAACCACAGCCAGAACTCGGCCGCGTTGCGCGTCCAGAACCATTCGGTCACACCAGTGTGGGCCGAAGTCGCCAACCACTTGGTTCGGACCCCTTCGTCGCTCCCGCCGACGCGATAGCTTTCGCCCGGCTCGATCGAGCCGCCGTTCAGAACGCTTTTCATTTTCGGACCTCTTCAGGATGAAGCTCCCGCAACCGCTTCGCGGTTCGGGCAAGCGCGCGCCCGCGCCGCGCGCGAACCGCGCTCGGCGTTGACGAATGTGGGCGAACGGCTTGAGCCTAGCGTCCAGCGGACGCCAGGCTGAAACCGGCGCAAGGCGAGGCCGGGGCTGGTCGCCCCGGCCGGGATTGTCGGCTGTTACGCCGCTTCGCGCGTCGCCTCATATTCGGCCTGAAGCCGCGCCTTGCGGTCCGCTTCGCTTTCGGCCGGCGCGGTCCGCGCGCTATATTCCTCGTTCATTGCGGTAATTAGCGCCGCAATGTCGGCCGCGGCCAAGCCGTCGGCCGCTTTCTTGAAGTAGGCGAGCGCGGCGTCAAGCGGCGATTTCGCCGGCTTGGCCGACGCTTCCTTGCGCGCTTCGCTCATAACGAACGCGACATGAGGCGCGGCGATCTCGCGATACGCCGCGAAGGCTTCAGCCTCCGTCGGCTTTTGCATCGCGCCGATGAATTGTGGCTTGGATTGCGCAATGACGCGCGCCGCAACTTTCGCCGCCGCGTTCAAGAAATCTTTGACGCGATTGCGCAACGACGCGCGGTCGAGCTTGCCAACGTAGGCGAGCGCTTCGGCCATGCTGGCGAAGTGCGGCGCGTCGGCGCCCTTTTCGATCGCGCGGCCGCTGAAAACGAGCGACGCGAGAATGTGCGCGCCAATGTCCTTATTCGACATACCGCGCGCGCCATCCTTGCCCGACGTTCCAGCCGCGAAGGCAGAGATCAACCGTTGCGACGCGTGAATGAACGAGACCGCGTTGATTGCGTCGGCCTGCGCGTCGGTTGCGCCAACAATCGCGCGCGTCGCAAGCTCGATTGCGCGCGCCTCGAAAGCGGACCGCTCGGCGCCAAGCTCGGCCTTATCGTTAGACTGCGGCATGGCGACCGCTTCCATCGCGAGATTAAGCATTTTAAACCCCTTCTCTTTTGCCTTCCAGACCGTGGAAGAAAACCCGGTTTCGGCCAGCCGCCCGCGTTCGCCGCCCAGGTCATCTGGGCGACGGTTCTCACGCGCGCCCCGAGTGGGGCGCGCGCAAGGGCTGGCGCGCGCGGGGCTGCCGCGCGCGGCTGAGGGGGGTCGGGCTGTCCAAGGCCTCGACCTAGATTGACCATAGCATAGTGAGGGCCGCAATCTAGTACGGCCGTTGAGGGGATAACCATATGTTTTTATTGGGAAATTTGATGGCGCAGCCGACAACTCCTTGACATTTACCGGCACCAAAGTTGCCGATTTCCTGGTGCTATTACTAGCTGTCATCAGCGTTGGGCAGCAATCCCACAATCAAACTCTTCACTGTGAACAGTTCTGCGAAAGTCCAGACGGTTCCGGCCCCGGGCCCCATTTCTCAACAATCCGGCCAATCGGCCCGGTTCTGGAGGCCCAGTTGATGCTAGACCCCGTCGACCTGGTTGTGATCGGGATGGCCATCGCGCTCGTGGGCGGGGTCGCAGCGTGCTGGTTCTGGCCTGTCAAGGTCAAGCGTGGCCCGTCGCTCCTGGCCGGAGATCTCGACGAAGACACCGAGCGGGCGATCGTGGTCGCCGCGATGACGACCAGCCTGCTTTAGCGCCCCCAGGCGGCGCGCACGGCGCGCGCCACGGCCACATATGACTGAGGGTGCGTCCGATCCCGCCCGGCGACATAGCGAACCACGCTGTCGCCATGCTCAGCCGCCACAGCGAGGACGTTGGTTGCGGCGGACGTCCTAGCCGGTACGATGAAGACCACCTGGCCTACCCTGCCCTCCAGCGCCTTCCTAATGGCGCCAACGCACGGCCCGGGCGGATCGTTGATGCCGGCCGACACGACCACGCGATCGAACCGACCGGCGGGTGCCTTCGCTGCGATCCAGCACGACGACGCGCCTACGCGCGCCACGGTATGGACGCCGAGCGCCCGCCCCGTCCCAAGCGCGATGCTATCGCCCAGGGCGAGATCGCCCGCCACAGCTTGCGTGCTCACAAGCATCATGACTGCACAGAGGACATTTCGCATGCCACCGAGATGGCGGCCTTGCCCTCACGAGGCGAGCAACTTATCATGGAGAAGAGAGAGGATTCTTGTCATGAAACTAGTCATCATTAGTATTGCGCTACTGCTTGCACAATCAGCTTATGCCCACGAGCAGTGCCCACCATTCACCTACAATCTCTATTCAGTGCTCAGCAGCTCGACGGATGAGGACGGGCAGATCATCAACGACTCAGGTCAGCCGCTGACCGAGGTGCAAGTCGACCTGCTGGTGGGTTGCATGGGTGAGGAGATGAGCCACGCTGGCGATTACCACACGGTGGTCTATCGCTCTCCGCGTGGCGGCTACATGCTCGTGACCTATTTCAGCAAACACGTCGCTGCTATTGCGCAGAACGGCCTTGACCACCTCGATTAGAGGTCGTCGGTGACCTCGAAGCGCTCCCGCAGCCCGATCTCCCACTCCGCCTTGTCGACCGTCACGCCGCCCGCTTTTCCACAAGTGTGAGCCAGAAACAGATCGGCACTGTCACACCCGGCGCCGTCGTCACTTTCTTGAACTCGAAGCCGTAGCGGCCCTGGACTTCCTCCAAGCGACTGATGAAAGCTCCAAGCCCCACAGGCGAGACACCGCCCGAGGCGAAGCAGAACGAGCGGTAGACGTTGTAGAGGTCTGATGCCTGTGTCGAGGTAACGGACTGTCCCTTGTGGGCCTGCTGTCCCAGCCGGATGCGTCCCTGCTGCTGGAGACCCGAAATAAAAGACCGGACGTTGTTGTTCCTCTCCGCCACCTCGTTGGCGCACTCTTTGTGCGACTGGGGCTCGGTGAAGATGTGCCCCTGGTCGCGCAGCGCCCGCATGCCCTCGACCGCCCAGGCGGCGATGGCCTCCCTCTCCTCCGCGACCACGACCTCGAAGTAGTCGTTGACCTTGACGCCGGCCTGGGCTGGGAACGCCTTGTTGAACTTGAGAAAGGCGAACCGCCGCGTGAAGCCCTCCGAGCTGTCGCGTGAGCGCGGCAGGAAGTTGCCGAGGAACCACTGGGCGCACATCGGATTGAAGGTGAAGGGCTGCTGGTGCTTCTTCTGCGCCATGATCGGCGCGCCCTCGACGATCTGCTTGAATTTCTCGCCATCGATCATGACGTGCTCGGAAATCTCGCCGGCGACGTTGAGCAGCTTGCCGGCCATCTCCGCCGGTAGGAATGGGTTCGACCAGTCCCCCGGCGCGACCGTCGACACACAGCCCTTCGGCATAAGGTTCTCCAGCACGTAGCGGATTTGCGACTTGCCGGCGTGCGCGACGCCATACAGCACAAACGCCTTCTGGTAGCGCGCAGCGACGCCAAACAGCGTCACGGCGAACGCCTCCTGCAGCAACCTGATCTTGTCGGCATAGTCGTCGTCGTCGCCCCAGAACGCCTGCAGCATCGCGAACCAGCGCGGCGCCGTCCCACTCAACTCCGGCCTATAGGCGTAAGGCAGCACATAGGTCATGCCGAAGTCAGGGTTGTGGGCCTTAAGCTCGCCGTCCTCGGTCAGAAAGCCGTTGACGAAATTGATCCCGTTGAGACCGGCGACCATAAGCGGCTTACGGACGCGCTCGCTGTCCCTCATCACCGCCAGGGCGCCGAGGTGGTCGCCGCGCTTCTTCATCGCGGGGTACTTGGAGTAGTGCTCGGAGAGATGTGAAATGACCTTCTGGTCCTCGAACGACTCCCAGTGCGAGCCCTTCCACTGCCAGAATTTGCCACTCCAGTGTCTGATCTCGCCGAACGCTTCGAGATCGGTCAACGCCGCCATGGCGATCTCGTGATGATCGGTGCCCTCGATCTCGCCCCGCCGCAGGCCGCTGATCAGCTTGCGCAGGTCGGGCGTCTTGGACTGCGTCGCGTTGGCGAGGAAGCGCAGCAGGCGGCTCTCTTCGAGCGCCCCCAGGTCGGGGTTGCTGGCGATGCGCGCCGCTGCGTTCTCGGCGATGCGCGTCAGCGCGACTTCGTTGCCGGCGACCTCCGGGCGCGAAAGCTCGACCGAGATGTATTCCTGGATCTCGTTCGACGACCAGCGCCGGGCGCTGTCGTCGATGATGCCGAGCCCCAGCCTTTCCTTGGTCTCCTCGTCGAGCCCGGCGTCCCAGCCTTCCGGCAGCGTCAGCTTGCGCGGGCCGGTGACGTCACGCAGGACGAACTCGACCACCTTCCTCGCCGCCTTCTCGGGATCGATTTGATCGCCCCACACCTTCTCGACGAAGCTGTCGACCCAGGCTTGCATCTGGGCCAGCGCTTCGAGCAGCGTGCGCTCGCCGCGCGTCACGTCGCGCGCGAACGCGCCGGCCATCGCCACCATGCGCGTGTCGCGCCCACCGACCGGCACCCACTCAGTGACGCGGCCAATGCCACCCTTGCCGCCCTCGCCCGACTTGGGCTTCAGCTTGACGCCCGCCTGGGTCAGCCCGTCGCGGATCATCGCCTCGACGTCGGCCGGCAGCTCCTTGACCTCCCCGCGCCGCGTCGCCATCAGCTCGGCAAGGTCGCAGTTCGAGACGTACTCCCTCTGCGTGTCGGGATGGATCGATGGCGGCACGACGATCTGCGTGCCGGCGGCGAGCAGCTCGAAGCCACGGCCGCCCTCGGCCAGGTCGACGCGGAACGTCCTTGTCGCGGGCGTCCACTTGTAGAGCCAGACGCGACCTTTCTTGCCGACACGCTCCCACGGTGACAGCGGCAGGATCTTCCTCAGCACGCCCTCGATGACCGGATCGTCGGTGTCGACGTCGAGCGCGACGACGCCCGACGCCGGGCCCATGACGACGCCGACGTTGGACTCATCCTGCCCCTCGAACATCATCCACGCGGCGCGCGTCTGTGCATCGGGCAGCATGTTCGAAAAGGCCGACCAGCCACGCACGACGGTGCGCTTCTGGCGCGGCAGCAGCGGAATGGCGGAGAGACCGGCGGCCCAGAGTTGTTCTGCGCTGCGACCGAAGGGACCTGGCATCAAATTGCCTCTTGTTGTTCGTCGTTGGTGGCGCTCAGCTCATCAGCCGCCTTGACGGTCGTCCGCAACTCACGCAAGGCGTCGATAAACGCCTGGCGCTGGTCTTTCGACAGCACGCCATCAAGGATGCGAATGATGATTGCCTGAAATTCAGCGATCTCGCGCACGTTGTAGATCTTCTCTTTAATGTTGACCCACTTTTCCAGCAGGATCGTCTTCGCTTTGACGAATTGGATGCGGTCGCTGGCTTCTCCATCGCTCAAATCAGCCTCGATCGACGACATTTCGTCGATCGTGTCGGCGATTTCGGCCAGCATCTTGTCGAACTTGTCGGCGTTGGCGTCCAAACCGACCGCGTTGGCGGCCTCGCCACTGTCTTTGGCGCGCTCGGCGCGCGCCGGCGCCAGGATCAGGCGCAAAAAGCGCTTCATCTCGGGGGCATAGGGGCACTGAGGGTCGTCCAGGTAGCCCCGGGAGCCCTTCGAGGCCAGCAAAATGGCCTCGAAGCGCGTCTCTAGCCCCGGCGGGAGCGCCGGATAGACGAATTTGGATTGCGGATTGGCCATTGTGTCCCCGATGGGAGGTCTAAGATCGTCGTCTCGAGCCCGAAAATGAAGCCCAGTCGGGCTTCTATTCTATAAGAAGAGGCCCTCGTTGTTGGAAATCTATCCGACGACCCAATATAGGAGCCGTGAACGCCCACCTACGAGATTTCCTCTCCGGTCTTGAAGCTCGATACCCGGACGATACGTCCGTCATGCCCATGTCGACATGGCTGGAGCGGAACACCAGACTCAAGAACGAGCCGTTTTCTTTCCGGCACTATGAGTTTCAACGACAAATAGCAGACGATCTGCATCCACAGATGTCCGTCATCAAGCCCTCGCAGGTGGGCTTGTCGGAACTGCAGATGCGCAAATTCTTGGCCTTTCTGAAGCGCAATACGGCCGTCACCGGCATCTACACGCTGCCAAACGACAAGATGCGGGATAGGCTATCGCAGACGCGCATGAAGCCACTGGTCGAAGGCGAGCCCGTCTTCAACGGTCCGGTCAGCGAGAAGCCGGTTCGCCATAAGGGCTTGTACCAAATCGACGATTCGTTCGGCTACGTCACCGGGTCAACCGAGGGCGACGCCACCTCGATCCCTGCCGACTTCCTCTTCCACGACGAAATCGATCTGACCGACCAGCGGATGATCGGCCTGTTCCAGTCGCGCCTGCAGGGCTCGAACTACCGCATCACCCAGCGCTTCAGCACCCCGACCTACGTCGGCTACGGGATCGACGCCACCTACTCGGCGTCCGATCAGCTGGAGTACCTGCACAAATGCAGTCACTGCAATCACTATCAGATACCTGACTTCCATCCTCGCTTCCTATGCCTGCCAGGCCTCACCTCGGCATTCGACGGCGAGGACCTCTCGAAGTTGGCGGACGACGATATTGCAGCCATCGACATGGCGCAGACGTTCGTGCGTTGCGAGAAGTGCAGCCGGCCGCTCGACCTGCTCGACCCGACGCGCTGGCAGTGGGTGGCGACCTATCCGACGCGGCGCACGCGCGGATACCGCATCCGACCGTTCAACGTCCCGCGCCACATCACCATCCCCTACATCTTCGACCAGCTGCTGATCCGGCGCCAGCAGGACGACATCAAGGGCTTCTTCAACACCGTCCTTGGTCAGCCCTACAACGACGCCAAGGCTCGCCTGCAGGAAGATGCGATCCGAGCCTGCTTCGGCTCGCCCGAGGTGCAGGAATCGCCAAGCACAGAGCCGCTGGCGGTCGGTATCGACATGGGCTTGACGTGCCACGTCGTGCTTGGTTCACCCACGCGCACAATCGGTATGTGGCAGGTGCCGCAGGGCCAGATTGTCGAGTTCGTCGAGAACCTGCTGCTTCCAGGTCGATATGGCAATCATATTGTCGGCGGCTGCATCGACCGCCATCCCTATACCCCGACCGCCGAAGAGATCCGCGATCTGACGCCAGCCAAGTTGATCATGCCCGTGATCTACGCGCGCCCCGACGCGGCGCCGATCGACATGAAGTTCGACGAGTTCGAGAAGCCCTCACACGTCGCGGCGAACCGCACGCGCGCGCTCGACACCGTGGCGAAGGTGATCCGTAATCGCACCCTCGAAATGAACGGCTATGGGGACAACCAACAGCTGGTGGTTACGCACCTGCGTGACATGATCCGCATCGAGAAGCCCGACATTCCGCCGATCTGGCAGAAGATCACAGGGCAGGACCACTTCTTCCATGCCATCGCCTACATGCTGTTGGCGTTCCGTATGCGGGATGTCGCAACTTATCGATCACATACGGATCTACGCAGCATGTTCTTCATAGGGGGTTCTAACGTTTTTGTCGGCTCCGAGGTGACCCTACATCAGCGCAAGCCTTCTACGCTTTTCCAGGCTGAAACTCTGTAGGAACCGTTGGCTTTCTCCCTCAGGGACCTCCTCGCCCGAGTTCCGCTCTCTCGCAAGCCAGAGGTTGGCGGCGAGACGCGTACGGCGACGTTTCAACCCTACGCGCCCAACTACCAGTTGGTGCTCCCGACCTACCTGGAGCACATGGTCGACATCGCGCAGGAGCGCGCGTCGACCGACAGCAAGCAGCTCATCAAGGACCTGCTGAAGAACGACCCCGACATGAGCGCCGCGCTTCACGCGTACCTCACGCTCGGCGACACCGAGATGATCGCCTACGCGGTCGATCTCGACGGCAACATCGACCCCGACGCGACGTGCAAGGTCCACCGCCTCATCACGCGCATCACGCGCGAGACCGACTACACCAAGGGCTACACGCTCAAAGAGGACCTGGCGCAGACCAACGCCAACATGCGCTACATGGTCCTGATGCGCGGCGGCGTCGCGACCGAACTGGTCCTCGACAAGGGCGCCGCGCCGAGCCTTCGCCTGATCGACAACGCGTCGCTGCGCTGGTTCGAACCGAAGCCTGGTCTCTACAAGCCGGGCCAGCTGGTGATGGGCGATCCCCTCCCCCACCTGCTCGACTACCCGACGTTCCGCGTCAGCTTCTATCGCCGCGATCCGACGACGATCTACACCTACTCGGACTTCGTCTCGGCGATCAACACCGTCGTCGCGCGCCAGGCCGTCATCAACGACCTCTACCGCATCATGCGCCTCACCGGCTACCCGCGCATGGACATCGAGATCGTCGAGAGCGTCATCATCGACAACGCGCCGCTCGACATCAAATCCGACCAGCAGAAGCTGCGCGACTACGTGCGCCAGCAGATGGCGGCTCTCTCCGGCATGTTCGACGGCATTCGCGTCGACCAGGCGCTCACCCACCCCGACACGGTGAAGGTGAAGATCCTCAACGACAAGGCAGCGGGCATCGCGGTCGACATCAACCCGGTGATCGATACGCTCAACGCCCAGAACCAGGCCGCGCTCAAGACGATGGCGACGGTGATCGGGCGCGGCCAGGCCGGCGTCAACACCGGCTCGGTCGAAGCGCGCATGGCCGCGATGTACGCCGACCAGCTCAATCGGCCGCTCGCCGAGATGTGGGCTGGGCATCTCTCCTATGCGATGCACCAGGAGGGTTACCAGGGCTACGTCAACGTGCGCTTCCGCGCCGCCGAGCTGCGCCCCATCACCGAACTCGAGCCGCAGCTCGTGCTCAAGGCGCAGCGGCTGCGTCAGGATCTGTCGGACGGCATCATCACCGACATCGAATACACGATGGAGATGTACGGCCGGCTGCCCCACGCCGACGCGCCCGAATTGTCGGGCACCGGCTTCATGGACGCGAGCAACATCGCCGGCGGAGACAACAACGCAAATGGCGCCGTTGATCCAGCCGATGTCTCCCCAAACGCCGATCCATTGGGTCGTTCGATCAGTCCCAAGAAGACTGCGATGACGAAAGCTAATCGTCCCAAGTCGAAGACAGTAAAGCCCGCTAAGAACCAATAAGTCATAAGTTGTGCAGTCGCCAGTCACTACCGAGATGTGACGTGACGACCACCAGGTTCTTGGCAGGCCCCGTTTTATGAAGCAGGTGAAGCTGACGCCGGAACTCCAGCAAAAGCTGCAAAGCGCAGCTGGGGCCGATGTCGACGTTTCCAAGCACAAGGTGTTTGAGGCTGTCGGCCTCAACACTCAGCCGGTTCGCAAGGAGCACCCGCTCTACAAGGGCGGCCGTCACTCGCCGGCCTACTTGCAGCAGATGGCGGACCAGCTCAACGCCGAGAGCCTGCCGCTTCAGGTGATGCACGACGACCAGATGGTCCCCGTCGGTCGCGTCTTCTACGGCGCCGTCGGCGCGTCCCCCACGGGCCCCGAGCTGCGCACTCTCTTCTGGGTCGACCCCGCCTGCGGCTGGCTGATCGACGCCATCAACTCCGGGACGCTCAACCAGGTGTCGGTGTCGACGCTGTCGAAGGACGCGACATGCTCGGTGTGCGGCTGGGACTTCCTCGGCCCTGAGAGCGACATCGACCACGTCTTCTCAGGCATGTGCGGCAACGGCCATCAGATCGGCGTCGATGGCGCCCACGCCGCGATGAACAACCTCGACCAATGGTTCGAGATGAGCCTCGTCGGGCGCGGGGGCGCCACCGGGGCATTCATTTGTTCCCCCACCACCTCGGTCCTCACCAACGACTTCCGCCTTGCCGCGAGCGGCAAGGCGGCGTCGTGGCTGACGCTGAGTCTCTCGTCCAACGATCTGGAGAAACCCATGACCCTCGAAGAGCTTGCAGCGACGCTGCAGGGCCAGTTCACGGCTCTTAAGAGCGACGTTGCCGCTCTCAAGGCCAGCGCCGCCGTGCCGAAGACGAAGAGCGGCGTCGAGCCCGAGCCAGACACCAACGCGCCGACCATCGGCGATCTGCAGGCGCAGGTCGCCGACCTGCAGGACCAGATCAAGAAGATGACCGAGGTCACCACGGCGCCGATCCCCGAGACGCCGAAGGGCCACACCGACGACGCCGGCAACTTCCTGCTCGACGGCTCTCCGGCCAACGCTCTCGCGAAGAAGATCCTCGTTATGTGCGGCGACGTCGAGGCGAAGCTCCCGGCGACCGAAGCGGAAGCGCTGACGTTGCTGGAGACGAAGCTCACGGCGCTCAAGGCTAGCGCCGCACCGGCGCACGCGCGTGAAGCCGCCGCTGGTTCGGCCGCTGTCGCCGACTCCGGCAAGCCGAAGAGCAACGCCTTCAAGACGGCGCGCTGACCCACCCACTCAGTCTGAGGACTTCACCCAATGACCCAGCTTCCCTTCCACAACATCGTCCGCATGTCCGGCTGGACGGACGACGATTCGATCCACACCGCCAACCTCGGCACCGCCGCCGACGGCTCCGCCATCGCCAAGACCGACGAGGGTGCTGCCGTGACGATCGACACGTCGGGCCCGAACAAGTTCCGGCTGGCGACCGACGGCGACCTCATCCTCGGCATCTTGAAGGTCGTCGAGCTGCGCGCCACCGGCCCCGTCGCCTCGATCGGGTTCAAGTTCATCGAGCGGTTCTTCCTGCTCGCGGGCGATCCGGCGACCATTGGCGACACCGTCGTCGGCTCGTCGGGCGGCGTGCCGAACGCATCGCGCGGCGGCTGGGTGAAGAAGGCCACGGCCAACGACGCCACCCACAACTTCATCGTCGAGACCGGCACCGATGCGGCGACCGGCTTCACCTACGTCGTCGTCGCCCGCCTCTGACCAATTCGCAAGGAGACCTACCCCAATGACCATGCAGTTTCGCTCGCTTGCGGAGTTGGCCAAGGCCCGCAAGTCCCCTGAGGAACTCCTCGGCGGCCTGACGAACGTCGACTCGCCGACGGCGGCTCAGGACGCCGCCAAGCGGCTCGTCATGAACGCCAAGGCGTTCGGCGTAGAGATGCGTGACTACCTGCGCCTCGTGATCGACCCGACCAAGTCGAACCAGGCAGCCGACTACGACGGCCTGAATGGCTACGAGGCCGCGCTCAAGTACCTCAACCTGCCGGTCAAGGACGACTTCGACAACGGCATCACGCTCGACCTGGCCTCGGACACCTTCGAGTTCCTGCCGGGCACCCGCGTGCTGTTCCCCGAGGTCATCGACGACCTAGTCCGCTGGAAGTACCGCCAGGATCAGTTCGAGCGCACCGAGAACATCGTCGCCGGCTCGCGCACCATCGCCGGCGCCGAGATGATCATGGCGGTCGTCAACGACACCCAGGACGACTACACGATCATGCGGCCGGTTGCCGAACTGTCGAACATCAAGGTCCACTCGATCCAGACGTCGCAGCAGACCGTTCGCATGTTCAAGCTCGGCGGCGGCTACAAGACCTCGTACGAGTTCTCGCGCCGCGCGCGCCTCGACCTGCTCACCCCGTACGCCAACCGCCTCAACCGCGAACTCGATCGGTCGAAGGTGGCCCTCGCCACGTCGATCCTGATCAACGGCGACGGCGTCAATGCGGCGGCGCCGGTGGTCAACCAGTCCTCGTTCGACGCCAGCGTCAACCAGGCCTCGACCGCGAACAAGATCAACTATCAGAGCCTGCTCGCCTGGTTCGTCGCGCGCGCCAAGGCCGGCACGCCGGTCGACACGGTCGTCGGCAACTGGGACGCCTACATCCAGTGGCTGCTGATGTTCGCGGTGCCGATCGCCAACGCGGGCTTCCCTGACTCGACGGCGGCCGAGAACATGGCGCGCGCCGGCTTCAAGGCGCAGGGCGTGCCGCTGATGGACGGCACGGTCAACTTCGCGATCTCGTCCACGGCGCCGGAGAACCAGATCATCGGCATCACTAAGGGCGAGACGATCGAGGAGCTGATTGAGGCTGGCTCGCTGATCAGCGAGGCCGAGCGCGCCCCGCTGAACCAGTCGATCACCTACCTCAAGACCGAGACCTCCGGCTACCGTCTCGCCTACTCCGACACGCGTTCGATCTACAACTACGCGGCCTGATAGCCCGCGCAGCGCATGGCGCCCCGGGAGTCACTACCCCCGGGCCGCCGTTCAAGATCGAGACGCAGCCAAGGATTTGTCATGAAACTTTTGGTGCAGACCACGGGCCAGTTCCAGCTGCAGGACGATGTCTCGCGGCAACTCATTCGCGCCTCCGGCTACACGCTCGTCGTCAAGACGAGCTTCGTCGAGTGGCGAACCGCGTGCGGCCAGCTCAAGATCGTCGCGCAGGTCGGTGACGCTGCCACCGACGACGAGTGGTCGGCCTACGTGAAGGAGTGCAAGGGCGATCTCACGCTCGCCGTCGCGTCGTTCAAGAGCGCATTCCCGATCGACGAGCGCGACACGCTGCCCACCGATCCGACGGAGGCGGCGGTGGTCAAGCAGCAGCGCGCCGTGGCGGCCGCGAAGAAAGCCTCCGCTCCCGCCCCCGGCGCCACGGGGGCGCCGGCTGCCACGCCCATGCCCACGCCCACGCCGTCTAAGAAGAGCTGACCATGGACGTCCAGGTCGGGACGGCGGCCTCACTGCGGATCGATTTCCTCGACCCACTCGGGATGCTGATTCCCGATGCTGGCTCCGTCACCTACCAGGTGCGGGGGACCGACGGCAGCTCCCTTGGCGCACCGGCCGCCATCGCGACGGCGCCGACCGATACGGGTGTGACGGTCGCCATCCCGGCGGCTGTCAATACGATCAGCGCGGCGCGGCGCTTCGAGAAGCGCACCGTGGCTGTCTACCTTACGGTCGGCGGTCGTTCCCTCACCTACAGCCGGACTTATCGCGTCGTCCCCTTCCTCAACATGACGGCCAGCGCCGATGATGTGCGGGGGGTGGTCGGTCTGAATGCGGACGAGCTGTCGGACGAGCAGATTGATCTCGTCGGCGCCTACTTCCTGGTGGTGGATGATCCCGCCATTGTTGCCGCCACGCTGCGCATCGGCACTGATGCGCTCGCCGCCGCGCTGAGCGCCGGGACCAAGGTCGAGCTGCTCGCCAACCAAGCGATTGTCGGCCAAGCCGTGATGGAACTTCTCTCCGGCGTCCCCAACATGGCCCCGCAGACGGTGCGTGAAGGGACAATGCAGTTCCAGCGCTTCAAGCCTGACTGGGCGCCCATCATTCAACAGGCGCGCGACATGCGCGCGCGCGGCATTGCCGCGATCGTTGGGCTCCCCGAGGCGCCCATGACCCTGATGGTCTCGACCGTTCCGCGTGATCCTGTGACCTTCTGGCGCGGCCATGTGAGCTGGCCGTGACCAGCTCCCTCGGCCGCAATTTCAAGCGCTTCGAAGGCTGGCTGACCACCACGACCGGGGTTCGGTTTCGTGGGTGCGTCCTGCCAGCGAGCGACACGGTCGCCGCCAGCTCGCTCCTGCAGAACCGACTCCTGCTGCGCACGCGGCCTCTTGAGCCCGTCGCCGTGGGAGCGCTGATCACCGACTCCACTGGCCGCGTGTTCCTGCTTGGCGAGGACGACACCCAGCTGGATGATGGGACGGCAGTGGCGAAGACCTTCCGCATGTTTCGCATGACGGTGCAGGCCTCCTGGAAGCGTCTGCAGACTGACACCGACCCGGTGACCAATCTCCCGCAGCGCAACGCCTTTGCTGAGATCGGCCCGCTGTGGTGCGCGATCGAGATTCTGTCGTCGATCGACATCGACCGTGGGACGCACATGGCGGCGGAGAAGCGCCACGTCATCACCGGCGCGGCGGTGCAGCTGCAGGACAAGATTGACGGCAACACGGTGAAGCGTGTGACCCCGACGTTCGGAGTCTATGTGGCGGAGATCGAGTGACCACGCTCACGATCAACATCCGATTCGGGCGATCGGACAAGCGTTCGGGTTACGATTCCTCCGCCAACGCCGTCGCGCAGAAGTTCGAGAAGCAGCTGCGCGCGGCGGTCCTCAAGGCTGAGAAGAAGATCGTTGCCTCCAACATCCCGGAGCTGCAGGACGCGATCGTAAGGAACGTCGAGTGCGACCTGCGCGCGTTCGCGCGCCAGGTGGTGACCTACTTCATGAGCGTGCGCTTCTCGAATAACTGGGAGACCCTCCGCGGCGGCCCGCGCAAGGGTATGCAGGCGCTGACGAACGGTTCACCCCGCGTCATCTCGATGGATGAGGTAGAGGACGCCGGCGATCGGGGGATGATGACCGAGCTGTCGAGCGAAGTGGTGAGGTCAGCAAGGAGTGCTCCTGAGAGTCTCGTCTGGCCAGGCCTCGCCGCCTCGACGATCTATCGCAAGACGCTCCGACAAGGCGCCGCCAGCGTCTACTACTTCAACTGGAGTGGCCAGCTGCACGACGAGATCCGCGCTGCGTTCGGCGACCTGCTGGCCGATTTGATCGAGCCGTCGATCATTTTCACGACCTCAGCGGAGAGCGCCGCCGGTCCTTTCCAACGTGGAAAAAAGTTGGGTTCAGTGAAGGTCAGACTCTTCAAAAGCTGGGCAGGCGCAGGCATATTAGGGAACGCGTTCGCCAGCGGGGACTGGGCGCAGGCCAAGGACGACGACACGTTGCTGTATCGCTACATGTCCGCTGACATCGCCAAGAAGCTTGGGCACCCATCTAACGGTGAGAACGCAAAGCGGCCATGGGTTGGGCCATCGATCGCCTACTGGGCGATCATGCGCTTCCCCTACATCGTCGAGCAGAGTATCAGGGACACACTCAAGAGCCACAGGGCATCAGTTAATGGAAGCGAAGCCTCGGCCCAATTTCAGGGTGTCTAAACACCTCGAAGCGACCTGCTCATGCATCGCTGATCAGATCGCCGCCTGGGGCGCCACCGTCACATCCAAGCGGCGTGGCCGGCGCTTCTCGATTGACGTTCACGAGGGGGCCACCAACTGGTGGCTGCACGTCAGTCCGATCAATGAGAACGACGTCATCGTAGTCTACTTCGATGATGACAATTTCCTGGGTGGCCATCGTAGTCGGATCAAGAAGTGGGTGCGTCAGTTCGAGACCGAGTTCCCGCTTGGAGGACACGTTGGGGACTTGGTGGTCGAGCGGCATGAGACTTCTGAGTTCAACCCTGGCGTCACCGACCACTGCTACTATCTGAGGCCCTATGTACGAGACTACGCGCAAGTCCCTCATCCGGTTTGTCACTGACCAAATCGCCGCGATCAACACGGCGCTCGGAACGTCGCTGACCTACACGGACTTCGACGCCCACGGTGATCTCGCCAAGGCGCCGGCAGCCGACGTGGTTGGCCTACATGCATTCGAGATGGCGGATCAGGATCAGTTCCAGGTCACGACGTTCGGCATCATGGTGTCGGCTTATGACGACCCCAACCTGCTGACGCAGAACAAATACATGAACTGGTTCTACAATCGGATGCGCATTCGCAACCTGATCCCGCTGCTCGACCCAGTCAGTGGCGCGGTGATCGGCAACATCATCATGATGCTTGGCACGGTGACGTTCCCGGTGGAGCGCGCCGACACGCGCGCCGCCTCTTACATCATGGGTCACGGCAAGGTGGTCGTCGCCGAGCCGGCCGGCTGAGGCGGCTGAGACAGTTGGGACAGCATATGGATCATCGCCCGAGTGCTCTCGGTCTGCGACGCGAGCGCGATCTCAACCAGGTAGGTGATCTCCTGCGTAACCGATCGACGGTTGAAATCTGCCCTACTCTTGATGATCTCATGAAGACCAGCTGGCAACGAGACTGAGGTGATCTTCAGCTTACCTTTATCGCCCACGTAAATCCCCCTAATCACAAATAATGGCCAAGCTTTCATATAGTACGCAGGCGGCCATCTCCCAGAGGCACCCGAATTTCCTCTGGGAGTCACCCATATGCCCGGCCTCGCCAAATCCCAAGCCTTTCAGTTCACGACCGCGTCGGTCCTCATCGCCCCGATGGCCGAGCAGCTGTCCATCAACGCGATCGAGCACTCGATCGGCCTGACCAAGAATCTGCAATTCGCCGTCGACACCGCCTTCGTGGACCTGACCCAGGGCGTCATGAACCAGGTGGTCGCCTCGTTGGTGAACAAGTTCAACGTCAAGGCGTCGGTTGAGATCTTCGAGCTGACCTCGCGCAACCTCGCCTACGGTCTCGGCCTCGACGGTACGAGCGTCACGAACTTCACGCCGCAGCTGGCCGCCAGCCCGCTCGCCGCCGCCGTCGCTGCCGCCGCCACCACCGCGACCGTGCCCTCCGATGTCCATGCGCAGTTCCCCATGGGCGGCTGGGGCTTCCTGCAAGAGGGTGCGGACGACAATGTCCACCTCTTCAAGGCCGACGCAGCTGCGGCCTACACTGCCCCGAACACCTCGGTCTCGTTCGTTGGCTACCCGGTCCCGGTGGGCATGAGCTTCAGCCTGGCGAACGGCAGCATCGGCGCGATCAACAAGGTTGACGCCAACCCGGCCCTCGCCAACCAGTATTTCGCGGTTCGCATTCTCGGCATCACCGCGATGGACAAGCGCCCCGTCGCCATCCACATGCCGAAGTGCAAGATCACGAAGGGCTTCTCGATGGCGTTCGACGACAAGAACTTCGCCAACCTGCCGTTTGAGTTCGAGCCCATGGTCCCGGTCGCGTCCGACCCCG